ATTCTTGGTAGTAGTAACTTCGTACCATTCATGCAATTGAGTGCTCCTCATCGTAGAGAAGTTATAGAAGATCTATTGGATATTAAAGTTTTCTCAGCTATGAATGGTCTTGTTAAAGAAAAACTAAGAGATAATAGAGATACTGTAAGAACTTTAGAATTGAAAAAAAGTAATCTTAATGATAAGGTTAAGATGCAAGAAGAGTTTATTGATGAGTTGGATAAAAGAGGTAAAGATTCTATCAAAGAAAAAGAAACAAAAATCAATACAGTTGCTTTAGATATTGATCAATTATTAAAGAAAAATGAAATATTAAATAGTTCTTTAACTAGCGTTCACACACAATTAAAAACTGTTGAAGATTCTCCAAAACGCTTACAAACATTAGGATCTTTAAAACAAAAGATATCTAATAAAGTATCGAGAGTTACAAAAGAACATAAGTTTTTCACAGACAATACGGTATGCCCAACATGTAGCCAAGATATAGAAGAATCGTTTCGTGTAAATAGAATTGAAGACGCTCAATTTAGAGCAAAGGAACTCAGAGATGGCTATCAAAAGCTTGAGGAGTCGATAAACGAAGAAACAAACAGAGAGCGTCACTTCACCACATTAACCAAGGAGATTTCAACTCTAACTTATGACATTTCTCAGAACAATACTCGCATTTCTGGATTACAATTACAGACAGGAGATTTACAGAAAGAAATTCAAATTCTTGCCGACAAACTTCAAAACAGAAATACTGAGCATGAGGAGTTAGAAAAGTTTAAAGAAGAACTTGGTAGTACATTCGATCAACTTGTAAAAATTAAAGAAGAGATATCTTACAATGACTTTGCACAGTCTCTATTAATAGATGGTGGTGTTAAGAGTAGAATCATTAAGAAGTATCTACCTTTGATTAACGAACAAGTTAATCGTTATCTGCAGATGATGGATTTCTACATCAACTTTCATCTGAACGAAGAATTTAGCGAGACAATACAGAATCCAATACACGACAAGTTTTCCTATTCATCTTTCTCTGAAGGAGAGAAGATGAGAATTGACCTAGCACTTCTTTTTACATGGAGAGAAGTAGCTAGGTTTAAAAATTCTGCTAATACCAATCTATTAATTATGGATGAAGTATTTGATTCATCTTTAGATGGTGTTGGTAATGATGACTTTATTAAAATTATAAAGTATGTTGTTAAAGATGCTAATGTATTTGTGATATCACATAAGGCAGATATGTTAGATAAGTTTTCTACTGTTGTAGAGTTTACTAAGAAAGCAGGGTTCTCTTATGCTGCTAAAAATCTAGGTGAATAATGTTTGAAATACCTATTTTCCCTACCATAATTCATGGGTTGGATGTACCTAAAGATATTAATAAAAAATTATTAGAGGTTATTACTTCTTTAAAATTTAGTGGCAGAGGAAATCATCCTCTAACAACTGATTCTAATCTTCATAAGATATCTGAATTAAATTTTTATTCAGATTATTTACACAAAGCATTAGAGGATCATAGATTAAAAGAAAAACTTCATTGTGATAAATTATCAATTGCTTCTATGTGGGCAACTAAGACTGGTAAGGGTGTATATAATACTAGACATCATCATACATTCTTTTACTTGAGTTTTATTCATTATCTAACAGAGGGTGCATCAACTGTATTCTATGATCAAGATAAAGAATGTCCTCAGATGCATTTGGGTGGTGGGATAGGATCTGTAGCTCGTTTCAAACCAGGTGTTAATGTACCTGTAGGTTCTATATTATTTTTTCCAAGTTACATACCACATTCGGTTGAACCACATGAGGATAATTATGATAGATACTCTATCGCAGGTAATGTATTTCCTAATGGAAATATAAATCAAATTGATTCTCATAACCACTTGTGTGTCAATTTATAAACTGTCCACTAGGGTGTTCCTAACACCCTTTTTCTTTGTATAATAGATGTATCAAAACAAATTATTATTATGAGTAGACCTCAAGGCGTTATTCTTTCACCGACCATCGATTATCTTTCAATGAATGATGAGGAAGGAGAAGTGGGTGTTATGATTTTTCGTGGCACTGCTACACAACCATCACAAGTTCGTTCAATAGAAGATCGTGATGACTTCCGTGCTGCTTACGATGAGTTTAAGACTTATGAAAACTATGTGTAAAACAGAAGTTATCTTAGAAAGGTTTCCATACAAATTTGTACAAAAAGGTTTGTTAGAAATTAATGGAGAACCTGACTTTCGTATTCAAAAATTCAACGAAGTCACTAGACAATACAATGACATGTATTATCTTGATAGTTCTAAGCAACTTGATTGTTGTTTAGAAGATCATGAGTATGTTAAGTGGTTAGACCCCGATCCAGAGGTCGCTGCTTATCCAAACAAGAGTGATGTTGTAAGAAGTTCTTATGACTAACTCTTGGAGCTTGCTCTACCATACAATTAACGGAACATTAGATGAGGTATTTCCTACTATGACAAATTCAGGAATCGGAACACACTCTAAAGGTGGTTGGGTTGATCAATTGGGTATAAACAATATCTCTATTGATACAAGCAATTGTCCAATTGTGTCAGCACCAGAGTTAGAAAAACCTCCTGTACATTATAAGTACAATGAGGATAAAATCTTAGAAAAAACTAAAGAGTATATTGGCAGAACATATACTTCTCATTATTCTTACAATAACAGAGTACAAACACTAGATCTTATTGAAGCAGTTGGAGATGCTGCTGCATTTTGCCGTAGTAACATTCTTAAGTATGCATCACGCTATGATAAGAAAGGTACTACAAGGCTTGACATTGAGAAGATTATACACTATGCTGTATTATTATACCACTTTGAAGGATTAGACAAGGACTCTACCAATGGATATGAAACTTTCTGAAAAAACAATTAACTTACTGGAGAACTTCTCCTCAATCAATCAATCCATTCTAGTTAAGAAGGGTTCTAAACTTCGCACTATTAGTGTGATGAAGAATATTCTTGCAGAAGCAGATGTTGATGAGAATTTTGAGAGAGACTTTGGGATCTATGATTTACCTCAGTTTCTTAATGGGGTTAACCTCATGAAGGATCCTGATCTGGATCTTAAGAACGAGACCTATATGATTATCCGTGAGGGTAAGTCAACTAAAGTTAAGTTTGCTTTTGCAGATCCTGATTGTATAGTTATTCCACCAGAGAAGGCTATTGATCTTCCTTCATCTGATGTAAACTTTCAGTTGGATAGTATTCAACTTGGTAAACTATTGAAGGCATCTTCTGTGTATCAGTTGCCTGATCTTTCAGCAGTTGGTAATGGTGAAGAGGTTACCTTAGTAGTTTCTGATCGTAAGAATGATAACTCTAATGAGTATACTCTTGTGGTTGGTAAAACTGAGCAGGTCTTTGAGTTTAACTTTAAGATTGAGAATATTAAATTAATTCCTGGCTCTTATGATGTTCAGATCTCTAAGAAGAACCTTGCCAAGTTTACCAATAGCAATTATAATCTTGACTACTTCATAGCCTTAGAACCTGATTCAACTTATGAGTAAGGTTTGGAAGATTTGGAAGTACACATTAGGTAGTTTCAATGATAACAAAACAAAAAGATATGATGATGTAGTATGCATTATCCGTAGCATTATATTTACAACTTATCTTATTACTAACTGTTTTATTACTGCTGGTGTTATCCGTCATTGGAATCCACCAGCAAAATCTGTGATACATTATGAAGCGTGATTTTCTCTGGGTTGAAAAGTATCGACCTAAGACAATTGATGAATGTATTCTCCCTGAGAATATTAAACAAACTTTTAAAGAATTTCTAAACAAAGGAGAGATTCCAAATCTTCTTCTAACAGGACCAGCAGGTGTAGGTAAGACTACAGTTGCTAAAGCACTTTGTGAAGAGTTAGGTTGTGATTATATTTTAATCAATGGATCTGATGAAGGTAGGTTTCTTGATACTGTAAGAGGACAAGCTAAGAACTTTGCTTCTACTATGTCGTTGTTACCATCCTCAACCCATAAAGTTATTATTATTGATGAAGCAGATAATACAACTCATGATGTTCAGTTATTATTGAGAAGTAATATAGAGGCATTCCATAAGAACTGTAGGTTTATATTTACTTGCAATTATAAAAATAAAATTATACAACCATTACACTCAAGGTGTTCTGTGGTTGAGTTTTCAATCAAAGGTAAACAGAAAGCAGAGATACAAGTTGCATTCTTTGAGCGTATCCTTAACATCCTTGCTAAAGAAAATTGTGAAGCAGATAAAAAAGTTCTTCTTCAATTAATTAATAAACATTTTCCTGATTGGAGGAGAGTGTTAAATGAATTGCAAAGATACTCAGTTAGTGGTAAAATAGATAGTGCTATATTAGCAGAGTTTTCTGATGTCAAGGTTGATGACCTCATTAAAACGCTTAGTAAGAAAGATTTTTCTGGAGTCCGTAAGTGGGTCAATGATAATCTGGACAATGATCCTGCTGTATTGCTTCGCCGTCTTTATGATGGCCTTTCATCATCCCTTGACGGTCCTAGCATTGCTGCTGCTGTGCTCATTATTGCTAAGTATCAGTATCAAATTGCTTTCGTTGCCGATCAAGAAATAAACTTACTTGCATGTCTTACAGAAATTATGGTGGAGTGTGAATTTAAATGAAAGCATTAAAAACCCCTCTTCGTTATCCAGGTGGTAAATCTCGTGCCTGTACTAAACTAGCACAACATTTTCCAGACTTAAAAAACTTTACAGAATTTAGAGAACCTTTTTTAGGTGGAGGTTCTGTTGCTTTATATGTTAGTAAATTATATCCTGATTTAAATATATGGGTTAATGATCTTTATAGACCACTTATAATCTTCTGGCAACAGTTGCAACATGATGGTCAAGCAATGCAGGATAAGTTATGTTCTGTTAAGAACATGAATCCTGATAGGGATACTGCAAAAGAATTGTTTATTAATGCAAAGGAAGGTGTCAACGATGAAAGTAAGCCACAATTTGATAGGGCAGTTGATTTTTACATTGTTAATAAGTGTAGCTTTAGTGGACTTACTGAGTCATCCTCTTTCTCACCTCAAGCAAGTGAATCCAATTTTTCATTTAGAGGAATTGAAAAACTAGCAGAGTATAGTAAGTTAATTGAGAATTGGAAAATTACAAACTTGAATTGGAAAGACTTAACTACTGATGATCCTAAAACATTTGTATACTTAGATCCACCTTATGAGATTGGACCTAAGTTGTATGGAAATAAAGGTGACATGCATAAGTATTTTGATCATGATGATTTTGCTAAAACATGTGATGACTTTACAGCACCTCAGTTAATATCTTACAATAGCAGTCAGGTTATTAGAGATCGTTTTACAAATTGGAATGCTGCTGAATTTGATCACACATATACTATGAGATCAGTTGGTGCTTATATGAAAGAGCAACAAGATCGTAAAGAACTTTTGTTATTGAATTATGCTTCGACTTCTTAATCAATTAAATTATACTCCACCCAATTTAAAATTATATAAGACTGATTTGTGTGAAGTTACTTTTGATAACTTCAATCAAATGTATAGGTTGTATGTGGAAGGTGAAGAGTGGATGTCTTATAGGATAAAAGATCATGATCAAGCATATGAATTATATTCTCATTATGATTTAGCTAATGGTCATTGTATTTGTACTGGATTGGGTTTTGGTGTTAGAGAGAACTGGTTATTGACTAAGAAAGAAGTTAGTAAACTTACTGTTGTAGAAAAAAGTAAAGAAGTTATTGATTATCATAAGCATATCAATCCTAAGTTTTTCGATGATGTAGAAGTTATTCATATGGATGCGTATGAATACAAAGGTAAGTGTGATACTCTTTTATTAGATCATTATGAAGAAGAAGCTGCTAATGATATGTTAGTATTGCAGAATGCTTCAGAGATATCAAAACATATTGAATGTGATATAATGTGGATGTGGACTCTTGAGCGTATAGTTGCTGGTAGGTCATGGCAAAGAAGTAGTAAGGTGGGATCGTATGTTTCAAAAACATTAATATACAATGAAATAAAAACACGATTTGATTTACCTCTACCAGATTTAACTGAAGAGGAGTTGGAATTGTATTACTTCATGTACAATTCTAAGGCAACTACTGTGCATAAACAATTTTCTTAAATAATGGAACTTAAAGACTGGTTAAACTCAATCAATTTTACAAAGGAGAATCTTTTTGAAGATGAACCTGAAGCAAAGTATCCAGCATTTGTTGTTAACAAGTGTTTGTCTGGATCTTTGGACTCTGTTTTATTTGCCAATGAGATGAACAAATCTCATTTCCTTGACAAGAGAATGCAGTATGATTTTTATATGAATTCACTTAGAAAGAAGAGGAGATTTGCACCTTGGTTAAAGAAGGGTAAGGTTGAAGATTTGGAAGCAGTAAAAAAATATTATGGTTATAGTGAAGAGAAAGCATTACAGGCAATGAATATTCTTACAAAAGAACAGGTTAAATATATTAAACAGAAGCTTAATACTGGTGGAAGAATATGAAGATACTTAGTATAGATTTAGATTTTATAT